TAACGAAGCAGCAGAAGTCTATGTCAGTACGTTGGTTGACAACGACATTGGCATCAATGACATTAAAACAGCCTTCCGCGGTGATTCGGATATCAAGCGGGCATTACAACCCTATCTTGAAGAAGAAGAGTCTGAAGAAGAATACGATGACTTTGAGGATGAAGAAGATTACTGATGTGGTATAGCCGCATAGTTGCTGATATCAGCGCGATACCTGATTTTATAGATCACTATGAATCAGAGTTGGCCATGGCCAAAAATGATTGTCGTATTTCAGGTGTTGTGGAGAAGAACATCACTGCATTGCCTGGTATCACTGAACATCGCTTTAATCAACTACAAGAGATTGAAGCGGTGCTCAACTATCTCAACATTCAATTGCGTAAAATACGACGCCGACATTTTCAAAAGTATCTTGAAGGTTATGCTCGTGCATTGTCAAGCCGGGACGCTGAAAAGTATGTGGATGGTGAAGATGAAGTTGTTGACTTTGAAACAATTATAAATGAAGTTGCCTTGCTTAGGAACAAATGGTTAGGCATCATGAAAGGTCTAGATTCAAAACAATGGATGACTGGACATGTAGTTAGATTACGCACTGCTGGTATGGAAGATGTTGCCGTCTGATCCAATTTTTAAAATTGATGATAACTTTGTTTGGATTAATCTAAGACAATATAATCGGCAACAACTTAGAAATAACCAGTTAGCCGAAGATATTGCCGCACAAGTACAACAAGATCCACATATTGAATCACTGGCATGGAATCGAAGACTACTGTTTGACAGTATGTACGAAGGGCATAATCGTTGTGATTATGATCTAGCTCGGCAAAATCTAGCCAGGTGGCAATGGTGTTCAGAGGATCGTTGCTGCTGGATCAACAACGTTTTTGATTGCAATGACAATGTCACAGTGAGTTTACCTGCAAGAATGATAAATCACTGTGGATTTTTGGATCATGTTCGTAATCAAAACATTGACTGGAATGGATTGGTACGGCAACACATGTTATTGTGCTTGATGCGTCGTCCCACTGCCACACGTAGTCAGATCTGCAGATATATTCTTGATACATTTGATTCATCAGAATATATTTTATCATACGGATCAATGATGACAGATTCCTGGTTTGATGATGTCGTGGGCGTTGAGTTACCAATCTTACTTGACGGAAGCACCAACAACGGCGATGACTATCATCTCATGTCAGACTCTAGAGTGTTTGATTGTTTGATCAATTTAGTAGCAGAAACTAGCGATCAAATCTATAATAATGCTGATATAGGCTACGATACTCAATTCATCACTGAAAAAACTTTCAAGGCATTTGCATGGTATCAAATACCTGTGTGGTCAGCAGTGCCAGGCACAGTAGAGAGAGTGCGGGAACTGGGATTTGATGTGTTTGATGACTGGGTGGATCATAGCTATGATTTGATTGATGACTATGATGTTAGAATGCACAAATGTTTGACTGCTGTTGACAATGTAGTTCAACACATTCACAGCATTGGGATACAACAAGTGCATCAAACGCTTATGCCAAGATTTGCTGAAAATGATGTTGTACTTAATCGATGTCGGAGACGCACGATTGCAGAGTTTGACCAAGGTCTCAAACGATTACAGTTGAAAGGACAACTATGAAAGCAGGGAAAGTCTGGGGAGTTACCGAACTACTTGAAGCCAACGGTGTGTTGGAGTTTCATCGTATTGAAGCTGTCAAGGGCGGTGTCTGCAGCAAACACAAACACAAATACAAGTGGAATGGATTTTTTGTTGAACGAGGTCAACTATTGATTCGTGTTTGGAAGAACAACTATGATCTCATTGACGAAACTGTATTAAACGCCGGTGAGTATACCAAAGTTGCACCAGGTGAATATCATCAATTTGAAGCCTTGGAAGATACTGTGGCATTTGAATTATACTGGGCAGAATTTGATCACACTGACATTGAAAGAGAAACTGTGGGATTTGCCAAGGATGAGTAAAAAAGTATTGGTTACTGGTAACGCTGGATACATTGGTGGACATCTAACCAATTTACTTCGTCGACGTAAAAAGTATCAGGTCTGGGGCTTGGATTATGATCAGCCCGAGGTTGAAGTGTATGATCACTTGAATGTTGACATTAGAACTATTCCCAGACTTGACTTTGTTGAGTTTGACACAGTGATACATTTGGCTGCACTAGTCAACGTTGGCGAAAGTGTGCGTGATCCAATCAGTTACTATCGCACCAATATTGCCGGCACTGAAAATATCCTAAGTAAAATAACATATAAGAACTTTATATTTGCCAGCACAGGTGCAGCAGCAGGCATGGCCAGTCCCTATGGCATCAGTAAACGAGCTGCCGAAGAGATAGTTGCACAACACTGCCAAGAAGAATCAATTCCTTACACTATCTTTAGATTCTACAATGTAATTGGCAGCGATGGTGTTGCCCCCACCAATCCAGATGGGCTAATGCTTAACTTGATCAATGCCGCAAAGACTGGTAAGTTTAATTTACTAGGTGTTGACTACAACACCGCTGATGGTACAGCAGTGCGAGACTACGTACATGTCAATGAAATATGTCATGCATTGATAGACGCTATTGAACGTCCGGCTAATGGTATAGAAAATCTTGGTCATGGACAAGGACATTCTGTACTTGAAATGGTTAACTTGTTTAAGAAAGTCAACAGAGTAGATTTTCAAATTATTGAGAATCCTCGAAGAGCTGGGGACTTAGAACGCAGTGTATTAGATAACCCTTCAAGTTATCTCCCAAATTTATACAGCATCAACGATTTGCTCAAAATCTAAATCTGGTGTAATATACGCAGATAAATACCCTTATATAACCATTAGGGCAGAAAAAATCAATGTTTAAAATATTCATCGGCTGGGATCCAAGAGAACCTGAAGCAGCAGAAGTCTGTCGTCACAGTATCTTGAAACACAGTACAATACCCGTACAAGTTGAGTTTCTAAAACAATCTGTGCTGCGGGATCAAAAACATTACTGGCGCGAAGTTGATCCACGATCAAGTACAGAATTCACATTTACCAGATTCCTAGTGCCACACCTTATGGGCTATTCTGGGTGGGCGGTGTTTGTTGACTGTGATTTTGTTTTTACTGGTGATGTACGAGAACTGTTTCAGCAGATGGAATCAAAATTTGCAGTTCAAGTAGTCAAGCACAAATATCAACCCACCAATACAATTAAAATGGATGGCAAAGAACAGCACTCATATCCACGTAAAAACTGGAGCAGTATGATGTTGTTTAATTGTGGCCATCCCAGCTGTAAGACTCTCACTCCCGAAGTAGTAAACACAGAAACCGGACAATATCTACATAGGTTTGAATGGGTTAACGGCAATCTTGAAATTGGTGGTATTAGCCCTGAATGGAATTGGTTAGTGAACTGGTACAAAGAACCCGAAGACGGTTCTCCCAAAGCTATTCACTATACCGAAGGTGGTCCTTGGTTTGAAAACTATCGGCACTGTGAGTATGGATGGTATTACTCCGAAGCTTATCATAGCTGGCAAAAAAGTCTTCAGGTCCCCCCAGTGCCACATCAGTTTGATGGTATTCCACCAGAGATGACAAAGTTATTTGAAAAAATAATTTCGTATCGTATAGACCCTGCGGCACATTACTATCCGGAGTCGGACTACGAGCAAATAATAAAGGATTTAGCCATGCTTAATAACAAGGCTGTAGTGGCCGTTGAAGCCGACACTGTTGAAGAAGCCAGTGACAAACTTGAAGCCAAAGGACAAAACTATGATCCATTCCTAAAGAGTTTTATTTTAGGATCTGGCGGACAAATTTCAGTTTGGGATAAAACATCAGAAGATAAAGCTCCGGTGGTGTTGCGTGGTGTTACCAAACGCAAACACATGGATGCTTGTCGTGCAGCAGGTAGGGATTTCTATTATATTGATACCGGATACTTTGGCAATGGACGTAAGAAAACCTATCATCGCATCACGAAAAACGACATGCAGTATCTTGGTGAAATCAAACATCGTCCAAGAGATCGTCTGGCTGCTACAGGGTTTGCTTCAAGAAAGTTTAGACCTGGGGCAAATATCTTATTGGCTCCGCCCAGTCAAAAACTGTTGATGTGTTATGGCATTGATCTGGACAAGTGGTTGGAAGAAACTATTGCCACTATTAGATTGTGGACCGATCGTGAAATCATTGTGCGCAACAAACAGAGTCGATCGGTGCGTCAAAGCTCGGATACAATGGAAATGGCGCTAGAGCGTAACATTCATTGCTTGGTTACTTTTTCAAGTATTGCGGCAATAGAAGCAATCATGCTGGGTAAACCAGCAATTACACTGGGGCCAAGTGCTGCAAATCCCATAACATCTCGTGACCTCAAAGACATTGAACGTCCTCATATTCCCACATTAGATGAAGTTGAAGAGTGGGCTGCGCATTTGGCATATTGCCAATTTACAGAATTAGAAATGCGCGATGGTACTGCCTGGCGTATATTAAACGATGATGCATGACGTAGTAGTTTATTTTAGTAGTCTACAAAAGCAAACCGCCAGTAGAAAAATTGATGTTCTACAAGCATTTGCTGATGGTGCACGGTCACAGGGTGCATCTGTACATATTGAAACCAGTTATAATGTAAAGCCTTCTAGATTGGCAGTGATATTGGGGTGGCCCAGTCCCCTACAAGACGGCCCCAACATACGCCTACGTCAAGCAGTGGTCAAAGAACAAAAACGCACCAACTATCATGTCATGGCCATTGATGCCAGCACGTTTAAATTTCACGACGCACAGGGAAAGTATCTAAGATATAGCCTCAATGGTGTGTTCTATGACACTGCAGAGTATGCCAATAAAAACAGTGACAGTGCTCGTTGGGATATTATTCGCCAGGATTTAAATTTGCACATGCAGCCTTGGCGCAATCGTGGCAACTATATTTTGTTGTTGATGCAACGTGACGGTGGTTGGTCAATGAAAGGAATGAATCCAATTGAATGGGTTCAAAATAAAATTCATGAAGTTAGAGCAGTAACTGATTTGCCAATTTTAGTACGCCCACATCCAGGCAAACACATTGACTTATCACAATTGGCAAGATTTAATGTTATGATCAGTCCCAGTAAACAACGATCTCTCTATGATGATCTGTCAGATGCACAAGCAGCCTGTGTGTTTAATTCTAGTTCGGGAGTGGCACCAATCTTAGCCGGAGTACCATTGATAGTAGATGATCAAAGTTCAGTGTGCTGGGATGTTTCTCATCATGATGTTGCTCGTATTAGAGATCCAGAATTCTTCCAAAGAGAACAGTGGATTCATGATCTAGCAGCATGTCATTGGAGCGACGAAGAAAGTCGTCGTGGCCTAATCTATCAAAAATTTATACCTTACCTTCAGTAGGCAATTGATAGGCCTTGCCTACATGCCAGTCTTCTTGATATGGCTCAGGTCCCTTGAAATAGATATACAAGTCTGATCCCGTCCAATTTTTAAATTGACCCCAATACCATTGTTGTGTACGTTGAACCGAGAAAAACTGTTTATCGTACAATCCTTGTTTTTTGCTTTTGACCGGAGTTGCAGGATCCAATAATCCAATAAAGCAGAACTTTGTAGCATAGCTCATCAATAACTCTACCACCCAAGGCATATCATCGTCAGGAATACTTCCTACTACCTGTGTACAAATCACACAATCAAATTTTGATCCTGCAGCAGGCAATTGATCAATTCCGGGAACACAAGGGTCGTACATAAAATAGGATTTTATACCAATGCGTTGATCTAATGTCATCTCATCGGTAAACACATTGAATTCAGGAGTTGGCCATGGTACCGGGATAGTATATTGTTCACCACGGCCGCTTCCATAGTCAAGCATAGTTTGGGCCTGATACTTGGCGACTAAGTCAGCAATGTGCAAGTGATATTTTTTGCTGTCATTACCGCCCCATCCTTTTCCTCGAAGATGGTAGTTTTTACCTTGTTCAACACTTGTGTTATAATATTCGCTGGGCATTTTTTGGATTCTTTAAAGACCACCAGGCTATGGCAGCATCAGTTTTGTGATATTGAGACACAAAGTCATAGGTAACCTGCCACTCATCAGGATGCTGGTAATTTTGTCTTATCAACGGCATATGAGTTCGCACTGTGTAAGCGCGAGTTTCAGGTAACATTAACAATCTAAAAGTTCTATTTCCACTCTTGAGTTTTTTGATATTTTGACCTTCCCACAACGGTTTGTCAGTTGGGGATATTTTTGTTCGGTTAGCACATATTACAAAGTCTTGTACTTTGGGGAATCCTTGAGCAGGAATACGATTGTAATTTTCCCCAAAGTCTGTGACCAGTTCCATGCCAATGTATGCAAGATCATTTTCATTGTTGATGATCATTGACAGCTCTTTGAAAATAACATCAACAGCAGCATCGCTTAACCAAACGTCTGTGCGCATTTTGATTATGTATTTTTCAGGTACCAACTCCAACGCTTTGTAAAAATCCCAGACCTGGATTACACCTGCTAACTCACTGGGGCAATCTCTTGGCCATGCTTGATTCCATGTATAATCATAAATCTGTATAGGCCAATTTTCTCTCAGCCTATTCCACAATTTTTCATGATTTGCACGACCAATGTCTGCAAATCTTGGTTCACCTATATAAAATATACCTATCATAATGTTTGCCAATCCCACCATTGTTTAATTTGAATATCTTTAGGTTCCCAGCCCTGCTGCTGTCGCCACCAGTTCACAGCATCTTGCATAGGGTGTGGCGATATCAAATTTTTCTTTCCTAATTTGGCTTTGTCGTCAACAATATAACTCTGTATGTAATCACGGCATACCAACGTATCGTCGGGGTAGTCACTGTAATCTTGACGTATCAAATAAAGTTGACACAGTATTCTATAAGTTTTAACTGTTTGTTCCCGAACATTTTTGCCAACAAGTTGATCAGGTATAATATATCTAAAAGTTTTATTACCACTACGGCGTTTGTTGGGATTAACTGCATCTAAGTGAGTAATTACATCTTCAAAACTTTTTAAACTATCTCTGCGAGCTGCTACTACAAAATCCTGTACGTGTGGGTCATAGTTGATGTCAACGTTTAATTTTAAATTTTCTGCACCTATAGTATCGTTGATCCAATCACTGCCAAAGTATGCTATACCATATTCATTGTCAATGAGTGCTTGTACTTCCGTGACAATGGTATCCAAGCTAGATGCAGTGAACCATAGGTCAGTTCTCAATCTAACAACAATGGGTTCTTGGGTACGTTGAACTCCACGCATAAAATCCCAGACTTGGACTGCACCACCTTGACCCCGGCGATATACAACATCTGGATCAGGAATATCTGGTAGTGGATCATAAGGACAACTCCCACGATCAGGGTCATCTCTAGTAAATCTGTAGACATTAACAGGTGCTAGTTCTGACAAACGATCAATCAATAGTTTATGATTGGCTTGAGCGATGTCTTGATTGTGTCTGACATCTCCGGTATAAAACACTGCTATCACAAAAAGTCTCCTATAGTATCACTGTCTCGCGGTATATTGACTGCTATGGCTCTTGGATAAGGATTGGCATGATTGTAATCATTGATCAGTATACGCTTGACATTTTTCAATCCAGTGAGTAGGGTGAAATCTTTGAACCCTAGTTCTTCGAGCATGGCGTGTATTTCATCATGCCGCTCTGTGGGTCTGGCAGTGGTAAACACCAGTTGTGATCCTTGAGCAACCATGTCTTGAATTAATTTAATATTCTTGACCAGTGGTGTAGGTGGTTCTCCAAACTGTTCTCTAGCCTGTGCGTGTACAATAGTGCCATCAATGTCACAGAAGATCACAGCCAGATCATTGTAAGCATGCCACTCTTCGGCAGTGCCAACATCAACATATTGATCAACTGGTTGTGCAACAAATACATGTCCTTGTTCTAAGCAACGTTGTATGACATGACTGACAAATACTTCACTGCCGGAGTGACTGAGTTCATCATATGCTACAACAAATATTGCGGCATTGGCA